ACGACGGCGGTGCCGGTCCCTGTTTTGTCGAACTCGGTAGCCCGGCCACGGTCGATGCTCCAGCCCCGCACACGGCAGCCCGAAAGGGTGTCGATTCTTGTCCAGACCGGGTCGGCCTGCATCGTGGGCGCGTCAAAGGCGATCGACACGCCCAGCGGGTCAGCCACGGAACCCCGACGTCTGCCTGGCGGTGCGGCGGCCGGTGCGGGACTGGTCACGGGTGACGGCCCGGCCCACCTCGCGACCGTCGATGTTCACCCCCACATACATGGGCCGCATCTCGAGGCCGGCGACGTTCGCGCCGAGAATCCCGCGGCCGCGGGCGCCGAGGCCTGTCCCGGCGGCGAGGATGTTCGCGAGCTGCCTCGACGACACCTGCATCAGGCCTGCGAGCGGGTCGACGTCGGCGGCTTTCTTGCCGAGGTCCTGCAACGCCAACTGCGTCCGCAGAAGTTCGCGGGCGAGATCGAGCGTGTTCCCCTGAATCTTGATCTGCTCTTTGATCGCAGCCTGGTAGCGCTTCCATGCCCGGATGTTGTCGCTGCTGGTCTTGGTGAGGTCGGCCCGCTCGATGCCCAACTGCAGCCAGCCGAACATGTTCTCGATCGCCTCCTGCTGCGCCTGTTTTCTCTTGTCTGCGGCAGCGGCGATGGCGGCGGCGTGGGCGGCGGTTTCGGCGGCGGCCTGCTGGTGGATCGCCGTGATCTGCGCGAACGCCGCCGCGTCCTTGTCGTAGAGGCCTTGCAGCGTGTCGGCGAGGTTGCTGGCGGTGCCGCCGGTCGCCCCCGAGAGTTTCTTGGTGATGAACTCGATCTGGCGGGCCAGCACACGGCGCTGCTCGTACAGCGCCTGCAGGTTGTCGGCGGTCGATGTGGTGCGGCCGGCGGCGGCCAGGCCGAGCGCGGCCCGTTGCCCGGGGCCGAGCGCCGCCAGACCGTGCGGGCCGGCAGCTATGGCTGCAGCGTCGGCAGCAGCGACGGCGGCCGTCGAATGCGCGAGCCCTGCCATCGCTTTCGCGGAAGCCTCCGCCTCCGCGCCGAGATGGTGCACCTCCTGGTTGATCCTGGCGATCTTCGCGACGGTGGCGCCGTTCGCCCAGTAGTTGATCGCGTCGCCGACGAGCAGCTGCGCCTTGCCGGTGCCGCCCATCTCGTCCACAAGCCGTTTGATCGCGTCGCCTGCGGACACCCCCTGCGCCCGCAGCCGGCCGTACTCGGCCGCCAGCCTGGGTATCAGCGCTATCTGCACCCTGCTGGACGCCTGCGCGTCGGCCATCTCCTGGGCGTTGTTCGTGAACGTCTCGAGTTCGGCGTTCGCGGCCGCGAGGATCTTCGTTGCGCCCGGCGTCCACAGCTGTCCGAGCTTCGTCTTCATGTCGTCCAGTTGCGCGTTCAGCTCACGGGACTGGTTGGCGAGATCGTCGCTGGTACGTGCGAAATCGCCCTGGGCTTTGTCGGTGTCCCGGAAGATGATCGCGATCCTCGCCGCGGCTTTCTCCGCCGCCGTCAACTGTTTCGCGGATTCCTTGTGGGTGGCGGCGAGCGCGGCCGCCTGCACCCGGGTTTCGGACAGCAGCACCCCGTAACGGCGCAACGGCTCCGACTCGCCGACGACCCCCGACCGGATCGCGTCCAACGCGTCCTGGACGTCGGTGTTGTAGAAGCTGGCCAGGTCGGCGCCCAGCTCGGTCAACGCCCGCGACTGCTCGGCCGCCTTGTCACCCACCAGCCCCATCGGCGCGAACAGGGCGCCGAAGCTCGACGCGGTCGCCAACGCCTGCCTTTGCGAGATCCCGAACGCCTGCGCGGTCGTCCTCGACCACGCCTCCACCTCCCGTGCGGACTCGCCGAACACCTGCTGGTTCTTCGACATCTGCTCGGACAGGTCGGAGGCGGCACTAATCGCCGACTTGAATCCGAGGCCGCCGAGGAACCCGGCGCCCGCGCCGGCGAACACCCGGTTCAGACCACGGCCGGTCTTCGTGATCGTCGCCTGGAACTGCCTCGCCGACCTCTCTGACCGTTGCAGCGACCGTTCGAACGAGCGGCTGTCACCGACGATCTCGACGACAAGACGGCGGGCCAATTTAGAGCGGGCTCCTGTTGAACCGGTCGGCGACCTGGTCGAGCATCTGCTCGAGCTCGCGTTCGACGGTGGCCTGGTTGCGGCTGAGGGCGGGCTCCATGGCCCGGCCCATCAGCAAAGGGGCCAGGTTCGGCCTGCGTGCCCTGGGGTTGACACGGCTTGCCCGGCTGCGCTGCCTCGGCGCGACGTACACGGCTTTGCTGGTGACACCGGTACGCATCCTTTGCCAGGCCGGCCCGATGTTGCGGATCTCCGCGCCGGCGAGATCCTCGGCGTCGGCCCGCACCGGCTCGGCGACCTGGCGCAGCTCTTTCCGCACGCCGAGCCGGACGTCGCGTTCGGCTTTCGCGAGCGCCCTGTGCAGGTCGGCGAGCCCGTGGACGGCGGTTGTTGCCACACCTACAGGCCTCCGCGGGCCAGCAAAGCCTGGAACGTGTCGTGGCAGGCGAGCATCTGCGCCGGGGTCAGCTCGCCGATCTGATCGGGTCGAACTCCGAAAAGGCCGAAACCGGGTCCCCAATGCTGGGCCGGGTCTGCGTCGAGGTCTCCGAACTCTTCGTCGAACCGTCCCCAGAAGAGCCGCCGTTCGAGGTCGAGCTTGTGCCGGACGGAGGAGGGAGCCGCTCCGCCTCCTCTTGGACGCCGTCGGATTCGAGGACGATGCTGGTGCCGAACCCGACGTCGGCGAACCGTTCCACCAGCGCCGGCACGTCGCCGACCTCGATTTTGCCGGCACGCCTGAGGGCGATCACGGCGAACACGGTGAATAGTTCCGGGTCGCCGCCAGCGAACCCGTCGGTGATCGTCAACGGCAGGTAGCCGGCGTGTTTCTTGATCCACGACCACTCCCTGGTTGTGAACTCGTTGGCGGCCAGGTCGAACGGGTAGCGGCCGTCGTGGGGCGGCACCCCCTGGATGGCGATCCAGTCCATCAGGTCGTGAAGTACTGGAATCCTGCGGCGTCGGCGGTGTTGAACGTCGCCTCGAACGTGTCGACGTCGCCGCGGGTGGCGCCGGGCCCGTACGTGTACAGGATCGCGTTGCCGCGCAGCTCCGGGTTGGTGGCGCCGACGACGGCGGTCTGGTCGGGCCGCCACTTGATCGCGCAGATCGTGCGGTTCTTGTGCAGCGGATACAGGATCGCATGCACCTCGGTCGCGCCATAGGAACCGTAGAACTCGATCGTGACCGACTGCTCGGTGGGGCCGGCCAGGTACTCGTTCGCGCCGGTCGCGGAGAACCCGGACACGTCGACCCGTTCGTGCTCGGACGAGAAACGGACGGCACGGGCGAAGTTCGACAGGTCGGTGGTATCGACCATGACTGAGTCTTTCAGGGCGACACGTTTCGGCATCGCTCATTCCTCCTGTTGGTTGGCGGGGCCGGGTTTCTTGGTGGTGACTTTCAGCTGGCCGCGTTCGATCGCCCGCTCCTCGAAGTCCTCGTCGAGTTCGGCCTCGAACACGTCGCCTTGCTTGTGCTGCTCGTAGCCGGTCGTGCCGGTCACCTCATACGTTTTCTTCGCCATAGGTTTCCTCCGTTACTGGAAGGCGGTCACCCGCCACTCGCAGGACAGCAGCCCGTCGATCTCGGCCCGGAAGCCGGTCACGAACCCGTCTGTGCCGACACCGACGTCGATCGCGTACAGCACCGCCTCGACGGAGGCGGGGTCGTCGGTGTCGGCGAACCGGAACAGCAAAGCCTGGGTTTCCTGGTCGGCGGTCGACACCCGGGCACGCACCGACCAGAACGCCTGCTTCTCCAGGCCGAACCCGGTGCCGACCAGGAACGGGTCGCCCGGGTACACGTCCAGGGTCGGCGGGGTGGCGGCGTTGTTCTGCCAGCCGTACACCTGCAGCCCGTCCACCTGATCTTTCAGCGGTTGCAGGGCGGCGACGATCGCGGCGTGCTGTTCGGCGAGCGTCATGCGACGCCCCATTCCGTTTTCAGGGGGGCCAGCGTGCGGGCGTGCCGATGCCAACTGTCGCGGGCGGTGACGACGGGGACGACGTCGGGGCCGAGCGGCACGATGCCGAACCCTGTCCACGCCTCCTTCCACAGCTCCACCGCCCGGGCAAGGTTGACCTGCACGACCAGCGGCGGCGGCGGCGACGGGGCAGGGCTGTCGGTGTTGTAGGGGATCTCCCAGTCGATCTC